AGCTACATTTAATGAAACTGCTGCTATATTAGCAGAAGTTTGATTTAAATTAGCAGTCAGTAAATTTATATTAGTAGTAAGGCTAAAAGCATTAGCGCTAGTAGCAAAGTGTTTAGCCTCAATTGATTTTATACCATACAGTCTAGTAGTTAGAGAACTATTAGCCATTTTTTCTGCAGAGACTGCGTTTGCTTCTAAAACTGTTGATGTTACACGCGTAAGCGCCATGTTCTCTCCTTAAATATTATACTTCATCTTCATCTAATTGATCAAAAAACTCAGCTAAAAAGTCTACTGTTTCTAATGAAGTACTATTAAATCTATCTTTTATTCTTTTATCTAGTGTATCTGCAGAAGTCTGATATTCATGTAAAGAAGTAACTAGGGAGTCATTTTGTTGTGAAGGTTCTAATTCTTCAAAAAATTCAGCTAAGAAATCTTTTTGCTCTAACGGCTCTGAGTCTCCTTCTTCAAAAAATTCTTTTATAAAATCTTCAACCTGCTCATCAATTGTAGGAGGTTTTAGTAGTTCATCATATACTTCTTCTACGCATATCTTTTTAACTAATTCAACAATCCAATTAATTAAATCAGGCTCTAAAGGCTCAATTCTGTCAATCCATTGTCTCTCACTTACCATACTACTGCTACCTCTTTGTTCGTAGTATATACCAATAATAGGTCCAGCAACTAACTCTTGTATTTTTGGTTCTCTTTCTAAAATTTTAGAAAAAGGAAAAGCTCTTGTTATTAACGGTCCTTTTATATCTTCTTCTATTTTTCTGTATTCAAAAAATACAAACTCTTGATCCATCTCATCTATATGAAATTTCATATATTCCATGTTTATTCCTCTATGTTTTTATTATATAACGTGCGACAGCATGTGGCACCACTGCTGTATGAGTATGTCCACCAGCACTAACAGCTGTTAATACTGATACACCACCAGCATCTTTTACACCAGTAGATGCAGAACCTACTGAGGTAGATAAGGCAGCAGATCCTGAAGCAGTAGTAATTGTACCTCCTGAGGCAAAATCACCAGCACCATTTCCTATAGTATCTAAAATATCGCCTTGTCCTATTATTACTTTATCTTTAAAATCAGGAGCAGCAAAAGTGTTGCCTCCATCTGATCCTGCTCCAAATGTAGTACCTATAACAGCAAATAATGCGGGATAGGTAGCTCGAAGTAAACTTTGTCCTTGACATTTTTCAAAACCAGCAGGAGTCGAAGATGCACCATAAGCTATAATCGTACCTACAGGCAGTAAAGGAACAGGCGCAGTACCAGAACCTGTAATAGCAGATTGTAGTATAACATTTGCAGCTATAGGTGCATAAGTGCCGTCTTGTTGTATTACATTTAATCCATTTTTAGTAGAAGCAACTCCTGGTTGATGTGCTAAAGATACATTAGCACTAGAACTACCAAAATTAAATAATATAGCAGTGTTATCACTAGCACCTATACTAGATATCTTAAGAGCTGCATGACCTACACCATCAGCTGCTGGAAACCATTTTTTACCTCCACTAGCGGTAGCTGTAACTACAGCTAGATTAGCTGTAGTTAGGCCGCCCGATGTTAAATTAACTCTATCAGAATTAACACCTGCAACTGCAATCATACTACTTACTACGGAAAGAGGTGGGGGTTTACCTATATCAATAAATGAAGCATCAACACTAGCATTAGCTATTTTTAAATAAAGTCTAGAATTAGCAGCTAGTGTGCCATTTTCAGAAACAGTAGCTGACAGTTCACCTATATCATAATGACTTACATTAGCCATCATAGACACAATACCGTTTTCTATTCTATGTCCTATACCTACTCTAGTAAAATTACCGCCAATATGAGAACTTTTTTTAGTGCCTGAATCAGAAATAAATAGTGCGTTAACATTTGCATTAGCAAAATGCATCATAGTGCCATCAGGTACTGCGGTAGGTTCGCCAGATGTAACAATATTTACAGTAGCAGGAGCACTAGAACTCCTAAAGTTAGTTAAGAGTGACCTCATAGAGTTATTGAACTGTGTTCTTGCACTATTTAATGCTGTACCTGCAGTTGGTTCAATATATGTGTTTGAATCTACTAAAGCCATTTATACTCCTGTTGCTGTTATCATTACGGACATTCCTGAAGAGGTTGATGCCGCTCCGCTATCGTCACTTTTAAATACTTGAAAACTAACTGCTTGATTTGATGCAGCAGTTGTTACTACTATATGTGGTTTATTTGCGTCTTCTGATAACATTGCGTAACTTATAACAGGTCTATTTAAAAAACCTGCGCTAGTAATATCAACAGTTTTGGTAGTTGCATCATATGCAATAGTATCTGTGAAAGTAACTGTATCCTTTTCTATAGTATACCTAAATTTATCAATTGTAAAGTCAAATTCATCGGGTTGATTATTTTGTACAATAAATTTTAATTGAAACTGTCTAAAGGTTCTACTACCCGCTTGATATGTCTGAAAACCATCATTTACTGCTGAACCTATAAATTGACTTATATCTACATTACCATTAGCATAATATAAAGCAGCATTTGCAGCAGTAGTAGTTCTAATTAGTGTTTGACTAGTAACAGCCCCTAATGTTCCTGCAAAAGTATCTCCTGAACCTGTATCAATATACTGTTTAAAGTTAACTAACTTATAACTACTTGCAGCAGTTGTTATATTAGCTAGAGCATTACTTCCAGTGGCATTACCATTAGGAAAATAAGAAGCTCCTAGCCTAATTTCATCTGCATCTATAACACCAGCTATTAAAGCGTAGGAATTAGCATTTGCGTAGTCTCCTTGATCTAAAACACCAGAAGATGTATATGTATCAAAACTACTTGAATTAAGAGCAGAGGTTCTACCAGCATCAGTATATAACTGAACACTAGTAGCATTTACTCTATTAACATATAATTCTCTATTATTTATCTGAGTCATACCATTTACGTCATGAATAATAATTCTATTACCATTTACTAGTCCATGTTCGCTACCACTAGTTGTTACTACAGCAGGACTAGCTTTAGTAATTCCAGTAATAGTTATCACATTACCTGTATATTTACCATCATCCCAGATAGCAAATACATTACCTGAAGCACCACCTGTCATAAAAGTTTGATTATTGGAATCGAATCTAGGATCTACTACGGCTGTATTACTAAATCCTAGTACATGACCAATTCCTCCAAAACTTGCATCTTTTAATACACCAGCAGTGCCAGAGGCATCTGTTACACCAGATAAGTATGTCTCTTTAGAATCATTAAAAGTAGTTTCTACAGCCTGTGAACCTGTTATATCTACAAATATAGCACCTGTTACTGTGCTTCCTGCATCTCTAATTGAAGTTATATACTCTGCTGATTCACTAGCAAGTAAGTCACTAACAACACCTGCAGCAGAAAAACCACTAGATGTGCCGTTTGCATTATCTACAATAGAACTTGGAAATCCATCACCTTTATTTACAAATGCTAGACCACCACTATTAGATGTTGTAAAAGAAGGATAAACAGCTTCTGAACTATTATCATTAGTTATACCTGCAAAAGCAGTAGTTGGGGCATCCTCACTATAAGCTTTTATAACGGTACTTCTATTGGGACGAGTAGTAGTTATAGTTATAGCTACTACATCATCACTAAAATTACCACTAGTATCTCTAGTTCTTGCTACATAGGTAAACTCCCCAAAAGTATCAATAGGAATAGATTTACGGGCAGTACCTGCAGAAACAGTAACTAAATCATCAGCTATAACAAAAAGCTCTAGTCTATTCTCATTAGTCGTAATAGTAGGACTACCTGATATACGTTTTATTACTACTTCTTTAAGATCAATATCTCTAAGCTCCCCATCACTGGTACGTGGATAAGACCATAATAAAGTAATTTGATCAGTTTGTTGTCCTCCTGTAAAATTAAATATATTAGCAGGTGTATCAGTTTTACCAGAAATTGACTTTCTTGCAATAGCAGTTATACCTCGTATTTCTTTATTTAAAGGCACAATTCTAAATATGATATTTCTAGTATCACTAGTTTGACCTCTATTTACACCATTAACAGTAAATCTAATCTTACCATCAGAATCTACGCCAATAGCAGGAACTTTTACAGTATTAAATGAAGTTAAATCAGTACCACCATCATCTGAACCTACATCATCTACTGAATCTAGTTTATATGATATTTCATAATCTGTCACATTTTGTTGTAGAATGTGATCAAATTGTATTGTAACACGCACAGCTACACCACCAGTTTGTTCACGATACAAAGATTCTACTATAGTAATATTTTCTACTTTTCTTATAGGAATAAATTCAACATTTATAGACTGAGTATTATACGCACTAGTTCTTCCTACTCTAGTTTTATTTCTAGCTCTTACAGTTGTAGTACCTACTCCTAAGTCTGGAACTATACTATCTTTAGTAAGAAATAAAGACTCAAAGTCAGAACCAATTTCTAAATTATACACTCTATTATTAGCTAATTCAAATTTACCAGGAAATCTAGTATTGTCATAGTCGAAAGTCCCTGATCCACCAGAAATATTACCTAAAGCACCAACAGGATCTATACTTATATTTGTAAAAGTAAATCCTGCTAAATTAATTTTAGGCTCGGTATGAGTATATACTCTATATATATAATTAGCAGTTAATGAAGCATTATATTTAAGAGAAAGAGGATCAAAACTACTATCAACAATACTAAATACATTAGCATGAGAAGTCTGTACATTATCTCCTATTTCAAACACTGGCACAGTATAGTAGTCTACTTCAGTTCTGAAAGCAGATTCTGCAGCACTACTAGAATATACTATATTTGCATTCATAGCAGTATTAGTATGATTTAAATCATACTGTCCAGAAGTTTTTTCAGAACCATCTACATAAAATCTAACAAAAGTTTTATTTCTGGGTCTTACAGGTAAATCAATAGTAATAGTTTCATTACCTGTTACTTCTCCTGTTTTTACATAAGTGCTGTTCTGACCAGAAACATAAAAACTATTATTATTATAAAATCTAGAATCTAAAAGCTGGTTTAAAGTAACGTAAAAAGGAGCAGCAGGTATTTTATTAATTAAAGTTACATCCTCTGTTCTTATATTTTCTATTTTTATAGTATCGGAAGTAGGAGTAGAACTTACTATAGGTTGACTAAGGTCAGTCACAATTCCTGCAAATCCTACAAAATTTAATAGTCCTTGTTGTTGTGACTTTTCATTAATAGGTATAGTAATATGATCGGAACCTTTTAGAGTACCAAAAATACTAGAATCATTAGCATCTAGAAGCCTGACATTAAAATTTTCATCAAATACGTCTCTAAAACCTTCTAAAGTTAGTTGTATATTACCATCTTTAGTACCTCCAACAGTATCCGTATTTTCAATAGCAGTGCATAATAACTTTACTTCTCCTATGGGACTACTAAAACCATTTTTACCTGCTAAAGTTACAGAAGGTAAAGTAGTGGATCCTTCTAGTATACTACTGTCATCTATATGAATTGTTTGACCGCTAAGTCCTGATAAATTTGCATTAGCTACTAAACTAACACCTGATGGCTTAGCTATCTCATACTGAGTAATATATGTTATACCAAATCCTTCTTTTTCTGTTGAAGTTAAAAGTAAACCATCTGTTACAAGAGAACCATCTAATCTTGCTCTAACATTTTTTTCAAAGGTAAAATTAGGAACAGGAGGTACAGTTAGTCCTGATTGTAGATCAGTATAGGCAGTAGGCTTATAGTCAATAAAAGTATCTGAATCTACATAAATATTAGATATATATTCTGCAGCTACTATCTGAACAGTTTCGTCAGAAGGTTCTCTACTTAGTTCAATAACTTTAAATAATTTATCACTTTTAGCTGTATAAGGATTAGTATCTGTTTCTATTTCTCCAAAAGTCCATAAATCCCCTTTTTCAGGTCTAGTATTAGCTGTAAATGCTGTATAGGTATCCCAATTTTTAGTTATATCATTATATCTTTTAATAGGATTTATAGTAGCTAAGTCAAATCCCGTATTAACATTATCAGTTTTGCTTAAGGCAAATGTAGTTTTAGATGCTATATATAAATCAATTCTTTCATTTTTTAATTTTATTACACGTAAAACAAGTGCTCCTGTATTAGCTGTAAAGTCTGTAGAAGATAAAGAAGGTACAGTAAAGTGCTCAACAAATACATTAGTATTATTTGCTTGAATAGGAGAGTCTGCGTGAATTTTACCACCAAAGCCATAAGCTACTCCATTTGCTTGTTGAGATACTGCAATAACATCTCCAGGAATAAGTTGTAAAGCATCCGTGCTTGTAGTAAAATTACATACTCTTCTTATATATTTAGAAGAAGCTATATGATATTGAGCAAATCTTATTGCTTGACTTCTTCTAGTAACACCTGCTAGATCTAAGGATGCTATATTTTCTATTTGTGTTTTTACTATACCATCATTGCTACCATCTTGATCTATACGCACTGTCTCTCTTTTATAGTGATTAGTAGTATCAATATAACTTACATCTACACCAGTTACTATTTCACTTTCTTTGTTACCACTTATACTAAAGCTACCATGTTTCATAGTAGCTTCATTAAATACCATAACAGGAGTTTCATCAGGTAAATCAGAAGCTAAAGTAATTTTACCATGCGATACCATAATTGAAGATCTAAAACTTGCTGCTAAAGTATTGATAGTATCAAATGACTGTGATTGGTCTGAAATAAGAACATCTAAAATAAATCTTCGTTCTTTGACTTCTGTGCCTTGAGCTAATCCTAATAGTTTTTCTCTAATTGATGTAAAAGTATTTCTAGGCTTATATTTAAAAGTTCCGTCCGATAAGCCATCTACTCCTATAAAATTACCAGTTGTAGCATCGCAGGCATCGCAATACTGAGCTATTTGATAAAATCTATATTTATCAATATTTTCTTCTGGTATTGATAAACCATACGTTTTATTTGTTAATATATCATATATAATCCATACAGGATTTTGAGACCAAGAATATACAAAACTTCCGTCCCAACTACCTTTATAAATATTTATAGAAGAACTTGTTTGTACTTCAGTACCAGTTGACTGTAAAAAATAACCAGCAGTGGCAGGACTGTTAGCACCTGTAGCAGGAACTTCTACATGTCTCCAATCAATCTCTCCATTAGCAAGAGTAGGTTGATTATAGTTACTAGGAACTCTGTGTAATAAACCTTTTACTAGTGACGTAAAAGTGGGTACACCATTATGTTCATTAGTAGCTTTTATTGCATATCCTATATGAGCTGTTCTAGGATACGCTTGTGGAGAATTTTCTATCTCATTCCAGCTAATTAAAGCTACAGTATCTGTAGTAGCAGAGCTAGTAGTATCTGGTGAAGTTTTTGCTACAGAGAATTTATAGCCATTATTACTTTTATGTTCTTCAGGTATTTGAATTTTTACACTAAATTTAAATTTAGTATCAGTTTTACCACCTATTGAACGAGAAGCTGTAGCTATTAAAGTAGTACCTAACCTATCAAATACATCTATCTTTATAGATATAGTGTGCCTAAGTATATCTCCTTTATCCGTTACAATACGTAATGAAGAAACCACAAAACTAAATTCTAAGGCATCCCAGTCCTTAGCAGAGGTATCTTGTAAAACAACTCCTGATTGTGGTATACCTGAGCTACCACTTTTTAAACTTACAGGAGAAGCAAAATTTTGAGGAGTAACAGTTGTCTCACCAAATACATCTAATCTTCCTTGTGTAGTAGTTCCTGTAGTAGATAAAGTTTTAAACTTACTAGTATTTTCTAGGCCATTTCCGTCTAAATTTAGTAAGTCATCAATACTACTATCAGAAAGTTCAATATCTTGAGGACCGTTAGGATTAATTCTGTATACTGGTCCTTCTCCTAAACCTACTACTGCAAATAGGATATCAGTAGAAAATAAACTTTGGGGATCTTCTGTAGGCTCATAAGGTGCTCCGGGGCTACCTTTGCCGCCTTTAGCACCTTTAATTTGTGGAACTTGTGTATTGTCATATTCAAGAAAATTTTTATATGCCATCAAACTGACTCCCTACATTAACAGAATCTCCACCACCATGACCGATAGTAGTTATATAACCACTTAGAAACTGACCAGCTACTCTATGTCTACCGTATATTAAAGGAACAGGTGTCCCACTTGTAGAACTGTTTCTTAAGGATCCAAACATGTCATTATCTCGTGAAGTAGATTCTGTTTGTTTACTTGATCTTGCTGCAGGAGATTTAGTCATTAACATAGAAACAGCTGATAGCCCTATTTGAAGACCAGCCATTTGAAGTGGTGTTAGTGTTACTGCTGCACTAGCAGTTTGTTG